TGAGTTTTACTCGTGCTTTGATTGACGTATCTAATAAAGATTCGGGAGGTTGGAAGGAATCAATCTACGGACAAGGTTCTGCAACATTTGACTTTGAAGGAGTCTTTGTTGAGAATGGTAATTGGGGATTCTCTCAAGCTTTCGTAGCTTTGAATAGCAAGTCAACTTTTACCGCTCGTTGGTCAGGTCCGTCGGGAGATATCTATTACCAAGCTACTTGTCTTATTAGCTCATTGAGTGAAACTGCACCAATGGAAGATGCCGTTACATTTAGCGGTACTTTAGAAATGACAGGCGCACCAACTACAGGTACGGTTTAATGATAAATTTCGGTAAATATGACCAAAGAATTGAGGTATTGACGCCAAACGGAGCTACTGCAGATGACGGTAGCCCGATTTGGGCGTACACTAAACTTTACGACCTTTGGGCAAAAGTTACACCTGTTGGAGGGGCAGAAGGTCAACAAAGTGATGAAAAGGTAGCTAACATCATTATAGATGTAGAAGTAAGGGCTACGGGGTTAACCATAACTGAAACTATGAGATTAACTTGGAGAGGTAAAACTTTTAACATCACTTCAATTGATGAGTTTGGTGCAAGATTAAATGAAGGCTTAAAAATAAGAGCAATAGCAAAAGACAATGATTAGCTTAAAGATTACAGGTATTAATGAGTTAATTCAAAGTCTGGCTAAAACGGAATGGCTTGATGCTAAAGAGGTGGATGCGGTCGTACATAGTGCCACCGCTCCACTCGTAAAAGCAATTAAAGCAGGTTATTCGGTTCATACCAAAACAGGCGCTTTGGCTAATTCAGTAGAGGCGTTTAAGCGTACAAGAAAAAAAGGAGAACCATACTTTACTTACTACGTTGGACCTCGTTATACTTCTGGAAGCGGATTAAGAATTAGTTACGGAGGTAATGCTGCTCACTTGTTAGAGTTTGGAACGGTTGAAAGATTTAGAGCCAATGCGAAAGCAGGAGGATTGGGTAAGAGTTCCAAAGGTGCTAAGACAGGATTAAGCGGAGTTTATGGCGCTAAGATTTCAACAGGTAAAATGCCTGTATTCGGAGTAATCAGAAAAGCTACCGATATGGTAAAACCTCAATGCAATCAAATAATGATAGAGGGAATTTTGGGTTTAATTAGAAAAGAAGCAAAAAGACAAGGATTAGTAGCGTGAGTATTGACAAAATTATATACGATATTTTAATAAGCGATGCAGCGGTTACGGGCTTAGTTGGGTCGGTTACTTCTGGAGTGCCTTCTTACAAAGTTTTCCCAAGTCAAGCGCCACAAACTACTCAATTCCCTTTTATAGTTTTTGAAGTAGTAAGCACAATGCCAACCAACACTAAAAGCGGTGCAAGTGAAATGGACTTTTACCGAGTTCAAGTAACAAGTTTAAGTAAAACGAACCCAAACGCAAACGCAATAGCCGAGGCCGTAAGAGGTGCATTAGACTATTACAAAGATTCACAAGTTCAAAATATATCATTTCAAAACCAAAATAGCGGATTTGATAACATAAGTTCTCAAGATGGCGTATATTTGAAGTATCAAGATTATTTATTAACACTAACAAGATGATAACACTTAACAACACACAACACGAGTTTAAATTTAGCTTTAGAGCTATTAAAGAGATTGAAAAAAAACGAGGTAAGAAATTGACCGAGATTTTTAAAGAATTAGAAAACACAGAAGAAGGAATCGACTTTGATTTGATAGTAGATTTAGGCTACTTTGGAATGCTTTTCACAAGCACTCCTAAAACGATTGAAGAAGTAGAGCAAATTCTTGATGCGGGTACTAAAAAAGACATAGAAGAGATTTTACTTAGATTTAGTGCCGAGGTGCTTAAGTTTATGGAAGTTGACCCAAACGCCAAGAGCCAGACCTCATAGATAAATGTGAGTGTTTGGCGTATGCTTGGGGATGGGAAGAGGATAAGTTTTTAAATAGTTCGATTGACTTCTTTACAAAGGCTTACAAGGGTAAAAAGTTAATAGAATTTGATAGTTTAAAGATTCAGTACGAAGTAGCAAGATACACCGCTACAAGAGTGTTGACGGTTCATAGAAAAGGCGCACTTCCTGCTGATTGGTGGAGATTCCCTTGGGATGCAAAACCAAAAACGAGAGCTGAATGGTTAGAAGAAAATAAAGAATTGATTGATATTTGGGATAAGTTGGATAAAGCGAAATGAGCGAAAAATTAAACGTATTAGTAGGTGCAAATGTTGGTCCTTTAGTCGAAAACTTAAAGGTTGCTTCTAAAGAAATGGCCACGTTTGGACAAACGGCTACCAAAGCCGTAGGCGATGCGAAAAAGCAAACTGCATCGGGTTCAGAAACTATTAATAGCTCTTTAAAATCAATTCAACAAAACTACCGAGCAACTTATAAAGATGCTCAAATATTAGCTCAAACATTAGGTACAGATAGCGAAGCATTTAGACAATCAGCACAAGCGGCCGCTGAATTAAGAGATAAATTAGATGACGTTCAAGATGCTATTAACGCTTTTCATCCAGAGAAAAAGTTTAAAGTAGCTGCGGATGCTATATCGGGTGCGGCAGGCGTGGCTCAAGGTTTTGTAGGTGCTATGACTTTGATAGGGCTTGAATCAGCTAATGCAGAAAAAGCAATAGCTTCTTTGATGGCTTTACAAGGTATAGCTCAAGCGGCTCAAAGTGTAGAAATGTTAAAAGGGGCTTTTGTTGCCTTAAGCACTACAATGCAAGTTACCTTAGTAGGGTTGGCTGCCTTAGTTGCTGGAGTTGTTATTTATAATGCTATTGCAGATGAGCAAGAAGAAACAAATAAAAGGCTTGCAGACTCTTTTAAACAGATAGATGATAGCGAGCAAAAAACTCTTGACGTAGTAAAGAAAACACAAGAACTTAGAGTTAGGGCAATGAAAGACGGATATGCTAAGTCTTTAGCTACCGTAAACCAAGGAGAAAAGGATGAGTTAGCCGCTCTTGTAAGCGCACAAATGAATGGCGAGATTACAGAAATGACTTATCAAATGCGTAGGACTGCTATTTTTAAGCATTATGCAAACGAAAGAGCTACTTTAGCAAAAGAAGAGGCTGAAAGATTAAAAAAAGCAAATAAAATAGTATTTCAAGGTCTTATAGGAGATGCCGAAATTATAAAAAAATCATTTTCTTTTGAGATGCCTAAATTTATACAAGATATGCCTGATGCGTTTGTAAGAATGGGCGATGCAGTAGGAGGTCAAGTTAATAGAGTTGGAGTTTTCTTCGATGAATTAGGAGAAAAAATAGGAGGTTGGGAGCAGTTTGTTTCATCAGCCTTAGCAAATGCAAGTGCATCGTTTGGAGCGGCTTTAATGTCGGGCGGATTAGAAGAAGGTGGTAAAGCAATAATTAAGATGCTTGGAGGTATAGCAATTCAAATTGGAGCGGCTATGTTAGCAATTGGTATTCCTATGGCGTTGGGAGAGCCTTTATTTGGTGGTAAATCTTTAAAACTTATTGCAGGTGGTATAGCTTTAGGTGTAGTAGGTGGGGCAATGCAAGCAAGCGGTAAGTCATCAGGTTCATCGGGTGGTGGCGGAGGTGGTTCATACTCTGGCGGAGGCGGTCAAATGATGCCTGTTTTTGCAGGTGGTGGGCAGTCATTCTTTACACTTGACGGAACGGTAAGAGGTCAAGATTTAGTTATTAGTACAAACACAACGAGAAGGGATAATAGAAGATAATGGGAGTTCAATTTAGAAGTACATTTTACGGCACTCAAACCAACGTAGCTTACAGAGTTGACATTCTCAATTCTGATTATAGCGGTGCGATAAAGAATTTTGAGTTAGGTTCGGATGGATTCAAGTTAAGATACTTTCAAGAAAGCGATGAAATTTATCAACCTATTAAACCGAGCCAACTTACACTACCGATTAAGATCACTCAAGATGCGAATGGAACGGCAATGTTTAACTTCCTTCAAGATACTTTAATCCAAGGCAACGAGAATAAATATACAATTGAAGTCTTTAAAAGTGGCTTATTGTGGTGGTGTGGGGTTATTCTTCCCGACATCGCAAAACACGATGATAGCTCAATCAGCTACGATTGGACCATTACCGCTTCGGATGGATTAAACAGACTTAAGAATTTTGATTTTAACGTAGAATTTGCAGACCCATTAGAGGAACATTCGGTTACAAGTATAAAAAATATCATACACGAATGTCTAAAAAACACACCTCTTTATTTTAGCACAAGTTACACTAATTTATTTTCAACTTGTATCGAATGGTACGAGGCTAATATGCCAGCAAGAACGGATGAAACAGACCCTTTTGCGCAATCTTATTTAGATACTTGGGCTTTTACCAAAATAGAAAAAAACGAAAGGGTAAGAATAAGCCAATACGAAGTTTTAGAACAAATTTGTTTAGGCTTTGGCGCTCGTTTAATCTTTAGCAACGGAATTTATAGATTTCTTCAAATAGGCGCTTATGAACAAGTAACTCCAAGCTACGAAAGGTTTTATAACACTACGGGAGTATTTGTAGATGCAGTAATGTTTACGGATGAGGTATTTGTAAACAATACACCTACAAGCCTTCCTAAAGTAATAAGTGGAAACATTTTTAGCTACTTTCCACCGCTTAAAAATGTTAGTATAAAGTTTCCTTTTACGCAATCTAATATGTTAAATGCTGGAAGTACTATGCCTTATACGCAAGCATTGCCAGATGCAATAAAAGGAGCAGCAAATAATAGATTAGTTTTTTCAACCGAATTAAGTATTGTAATTACTGATTCTGCATTTAATTCAGCTCACGGAGCAGTGATAGCCGTTAGGATTTATCTTCAATTAGGTACAAGTTATATTCTACTTAAGGACATAATGAGTAATACTAATTCTTGGAGTTCAACTCTTACAGATTTTGCAGAATTTTACAAAGACAGTAAAAGCAGAATAGTAATGTTTCCTATTAGCTTTTTTACCGATATAATTCCTTCTGGGAATTTTAGTAATAGTAGTTTTGAAATAGAAATCTTTGAGGTAATAGATTTTATTAATGGCGACCCATTAGATTATCAAGCCCAAAGAGTTAACGGCACTACTACTTTAAAGTTTATTACTAATTTAGACAATGGAGATGAATCGTTTACTTACAAAGTTCAAAACACGGCAACTACTATAAATTCCTACGATATAGAACTACCGAATGCGACATTTGGAGAAATGTATGATGAATCTTACTATGGTGGAATTAAAACAGGCGATGATATGAGTGCAAGCCCAAGCACGGGGCAATGGAGAATAAAAGATGCAGGCACGGCTTATAATCTTATCTTACTTAGGTTAAGAGAGGTAATGTCTAACCAAGTAAAAGCTACTCAAAAGTATCAAGGCGGCATAGTTGGTTCAAGTTCAATTAATCCTCATACTTTGATGACTTATGACGGAGATAGCTATATCTTAAACGGAGGCGAGTACACCGCACAAAGTGAGATGTGGGATGCCGAATGGTTTATGGTAGATTATAACCGAGTAAATATAGAAGATATTGGCGATGAAGTAGAAGAACCAGGAGGAGATACAAACGAACAACTAAGAAGGTCCATAGGAGATGTAGGAGTTCAATTGGATAGCGTAACTTTTAAAGGCGGAACTAAAAAAACCACCGTAATAGATACAAACACAACTTTACAACCGATAAGCCAAAACATAATCGCAACTGACGGACCTAACATAACTCTACCTGCTGCGGCAAATTGGACCGCATTTGATGACGGGAATAGTATAGAAATTACCGTGCTAAACGCTGCAACGATGGGCGATAATATTCATATAAAATATAGTGATGGGTCGGCATTTGAAACTTTGGCGCATACTAAATT